CATAAAAATGTTTCCTTCATAATCATTTTACATTCAGTTTCGTTAAAACTCATAAACGATTTTAACTTGTTCATTTTTTTGTATATATTAGGCCAGATAACTTTCTCTTTAATACCCATATTCCAGTTCTTACTATACGAAAGAAAGTGGTCAAAAACAACGGCGGTCTGGTAAGATGTCTTTTTTTGAATAAGTAATTGTAAGAATCGTGGATGTTGTCCATTATTGCATAAGAAACCATCATTAAAAGAAATATTACGGCGAACACACTCATTAGCGTATAATACACAATCAGATTTAAAATGGTACGCAAATGCACCATTATATTTTCTGTACGCCAAAAATTGTTCTCTACCATCATTGTCTAATAAACTCTTTATCCATTTTTTATCATCATACAAAAAGTTCGCTACAAAGAAGTCCAATATCTCCTCTTGTTTGTATTTCTTTGAAAGCTTATGGAAGAAATATCTGTCATTACGGTTCGTAAAAGTATCCAACTTTGCATTAACTTTGCCTTCGTATTTAGCATAGTCATATGAAGCCGAAGTAAAATGTAGTTTGACGGCCAAGTAAGTTTTATATACATCAAATCCACCATACATACTATTCTAACAAATACTCACTACTAACAGGAAACTGGTCTTCTAAATGTTTTGCAATTTGTTCAGTTACAAATCTTGTTTCTTCTTGTGAATCTGGTTTATTTCTAAGATTACAAACTCTAGCAAAAGCATATAGTGTACCTGACCAATACCATTCTGTCATCATATTCTGAGGCAAAATCATTCTTGCCATTTCAGGTGCAATATTAGCTTCTAACATTTGATTATATACCGTTTTACAAGCATCTGTAATATCTGTAATATCAAATTCAACTTCGGTATCTGCACTACCTTGCTTTTTGTTTTCTGCTCTTTCACGCCACATACGAGGTGTATAAAATTCTGGTTCGTTATCTACATATCTACGACTAACTTCATTCCAAACTAAACCAACTTGGTGTTTTACTAATTGTCTTGCAACAAATACAGGTGCTTTAATTCTAAATTGTAGTGATGCGTGTCCAAAAGGCGACCAATGATTGTGTGTGGCCAAATACTTAATAAGTTTTTCATCTCTATCTGATAAAACACCTTCAGTTACACCTGATGGTGTGATAATATCCCAATTACTCTCTTTATGAAAAGATACACGAGCCGCATTTACAACGGTCAAATCACTTCCCATTTTATCAATCAAATCTACTTTCATATCGGTAACTTTCCTTGAGGCATATTAGCAGAACCTTTTAATAATTTTAAATTTATTGCTTCTGCTTTGATTTTTTCTTTTAGTGATTTAGAAACTAATTTACCTACAGTACCAGGATCCACTTCATTCTGAGTACAGAAATCTAATATGGCATCCATATAGGGTATGCGTTTCTCTTTGACTATTGATTCTATTTTAAGACTAAATTCTTTTGAGTTCATAGGGTATAATATATCATAATTAATTGAATTTGTAAAGCGTGGAGTGTTTCTGTTTCCAAGTACACTCCACAAAACTCAGCAGTTTTTAGGCTGCAAGGGCAAAGTTTTCGTTGCCATTTAAAAATGCGTTTAAGTTCGCCAACTATTACTCTCTTACAAGTCTTTCAATGCCTGTCGAACCTACCACACCCCCCAAAAGCACACAAAGATTGTCTGTGTTAATCTCTTTATGTGCTTTTGGTGGAGGTGGAGGGAGTTGCACCCTCGTCCAGTACACCTATTGCACTTATCGTCAACAAGTAATCTTGTTATGCACCCAAATTACCTAAACTAGGATTTAATTGAGTGTCAAAGCTGTGATATAACATACACATTTCATTACCATTTGGTATGGAAATAGAAGTCATTTGTTCATCTCCATTTTGTTGTACCCAATGTGTAATTATATAAACTATTTCGCCATCAGGATTACTACCTTGTCTACCAAATGATATGCTAAAAGGTATCATATCGTGGTCTTCAGCGTATCTCATAACTTCTTCAGTTTTACCACAAACCATTAATGATTGTTGAGTATAAAACTCGTAATTGGCTTTGGCTTCTGAAGTGTGTACAAAATACAGTAATAATGTTACTAAACTTGCTATAAAAATGTTTTTCATTATGGCCTTCTCCTGTGATAAAATTCGGCCACTAACGACAATATTAATCTTGCTCTACTTTATCTTTATTTTGTTCTTCAAAATATTTATAAAAGTCTGCTATTTCTTTTTTCAAAGGTTCGATATAATCTTTCTTATCTTTGATAAATGCTTGAGTTGTACCATCTTCACTAGCAATTAAAATGACAATTTGGTCAATGGGTGTGCCATATAGTTCTTCATACATAATTGCATAAGCGGTTGTTTGTTTGAAATAGCCTTCACACCAACTTTCTTGTCGTTCTTTATTAGCAGTTTTAAAATCAATTACAGATAGTTTACCATTATATTCAGCAATACAATCAACTTGACCTGCAATAGTCAAATCTTTAGAATACATAATTGTTTCTAACATATGAATATTGTCAATTTGGTCAACATATGGTCTAAGAAGTTTAAATAAACCTAAGGGTAATACACTTCGTTCTGAAGGTGTTTCGCCTTTAAGATATTGTTCTACCAATGTATGAGTTGATTTACCTCTACGAGCAGCTCGACCCATTTCCCATTTGGCTGCATCTTCGCCAATTGAATCTCGCCATTTTTGAAGTTCAGCGGACTTTTTTACACCTAATACGGTGGTTACAGATGGATAGGCGTGACCTTCAATATCATAAAATCTAAAACCATTAACTTTTTTGCCTTTGGTTTTAGGTAATTTGCTCTCATCTAATTGTATAAAATTCTTTGCCATTTCAGTTCCTTTTTCAAGTTGTATATTACATTATACACTATAATATTGAGAAGTCAAGCCTAAATCGACCTGTAATCCATCATATGTGCATTTATTTTTTCGGGGTCTTTTCTAAGTTCTTCCCTATCTTCTTTTCATTGTGGATTATAGTTTTCGTATTTGGTTTTACCATCTTCGTTTCTATATGCTCTTAATATTTGCTTTCTGTTATCTTCAGCACTATTGTATGAGCAATGAATCCAACCACTATTTGGTTCATCCACATTGTGGAATTCCAAAATTAATTGGTCAAAATCTAAGTTATTAGCAATCCATTTACATAAGTCAGAATTGCTCACTCCAAAGATTTCGAAATCGGCCGCCTGGCCTTTAGCGTGTTGTGAATTGACACTTGAGCCAATCTTAACACATAATTCTGGACTACGATAACCGCTAGACACAGAAACAACCTTACCATAATGGTCACGGACAGGTTGTAAGATATTTTCACAAAGAGCTTTTAAGTTATTCATATGGTCTTCACTAGGATTATTATTAATTCCTAATCGAGCGGCCGTTTGACTAGCTGTCATCTCTTTTAAACTAAAATTTTTACTTAGTTGCATTTAATCTATCCTTTGCTTTTAATTTTTTCTTTTTCATTTCTTTGATTTGCGTCCATAATGTAGTCGACCTATCATATCTTCGTTGTTCTTCAAGTAAGTTTACTTCTTTCTTCAACAATTTGTGTCGGTCTTTTGTGTCCATATTACCCCCTTGTGAGTTTTAGGATTTTTTCAATTTGTGCCTTAATAATTGGACCTCTATTTGGCCAATGAATATAAGGTTCTTCGGATTTAGATAAGTTATATAAAAATGGTAATATAACTTTCTCTAATTCTTTAAATCTATTTTCATATACTTCATTCTTTACTGATTCGGTGATTGTTTCTTTTTCAGCAACAATCTGCATAATCTCATTCATCATAGATTTAATATCACCAACATCTTCCTTGACTCTTGCCAATTCTAAGTTGGAATTTTCTAATATACTAGGGTCGATAGATGGTTGAGAATCAGATTCAGGTGCTTTTTGAACCGGTGTAAATCCCCAATCATCATTAAGGTCAAACCCTCGCATATAATCTGGTAAATCAGCCATATTATTTTCCTTTTTTTTGTTGCGCTTGTCTTTTTTGGTGTTTCTCTAACACTTGTCTTGTTTTAACTTCTTTAATTGATTTACTGCCATATATATCGTGTACTTTAGAACCTGGATGTGCGTTACCAATTCTATTTAACATATCTTTCCAACCACCATCTGTTTTCATTTTACCCATACCCATAACACCACTAACAATGTTAATTTTAGATACAAGTTGTTTCATATGTGGATTGTTTTTTTTAAAATTATCAAGTTCAGCAATCGACATAAATTCTGTCGTTACTTCACCTGTCTTTGTGTTTTCGAAATCGTAAGTTGGCATATATGACCTATTTAAAATATTTATTTATGACTTCTAGTTGGTCGTGGTATTCTGCAATAATTTTTAGTTCTTTTTCAATAGCTTCTAAAATGTCTGGATGTTCACCTACACCAGCTGCGTTTTTTAAATACACTTCAACATTCATTGTGTGTTTTGCAATATGACCTTTTGCGTGTTGTTCAATTGCATCAATCATATTTTGACGATTATATTCTTTTCCTAATGCCATTATATTGCTCCTTTACTTTGATATTCTTTGACGCCTTCTATGTACCAAGTTGGTACTTTAGCAGGTTTTTTCCATGTCGCAAATCTTACTTTTTCCAAAATGTAATATTTACGATAACTTGCAACACTATCACCAGGCACTTTACAATAATCTGGCATTGCTGGTGTTGCATCTGTGCCTTTCTTTTTCCAATTTGCATTGGTAGGCGGATGAGATAATATACTGCCTAAAAGTCTAACCGATTGATGGTTTTGGACATGGCCATATCTCTTTTTAAATTCTTCGTTTAGTTCTAACATATGATTATACAACCATACATAATTCCAGGCTGAGTCCATAACCCATACTGTACTAGGGTGGTTTATATGACTTGCCTTATATAGTACAGGTTCTAAATTAGGATTTGGATGTCGCCATCTTTTAATCTTACGACCACTTGCTGTCTTATCATAATATTCTGTACCGTCTTGTACACGGTGTGCCGTTGATAACATCTGACAACTTTCTACAATCATTTTAGAAGTGTGTTTGTCACAAGCCATTTGAGCGGCCTTTTGTGGGTCTTGGTG